GTGCTTCAGTTGCTAAATAAGAATAGTGTTCAGGTGCATTATCTAAAGGAACATCGTCAATAGTGGTCTTTGACTCTGGATTGTCATTAAACGAAATAATAACTTTGTCTCCTGTAGAACCTGTTAACTTACCTTTTACTTTGTTTACTTGCTCTTGTTGTTGCTCAGGCGTTCCTTTACCGTTGTTAAAGTTGATAACCTTAGTACCACTAAAAGAATTAGTAACATCGTTAATCAAAAACTCGCTAATCTTTTCTTCAAGTACACAATAGTCTAAGCATCCTTCATAATCTACTCTATAAAAGTACTTTCTGCCTACTGAGTACTGACCTACTACTAAAATCTCTAAAGGCTGTTGTGAAGTGCCAAACGCAGGAATATATTTAGGTACAAACTTTTTAATATCATCCCAATTATCTGAATAGTAATAACCGTTAACATTACCATCTTTATCGCACTTTTCAGGACGTGTTAAATAAATTGGTAAGTGTTCAACCTTTGCAATTGACTTTCTATCTTTTGAGTAAATTACTTGAAGCGCATAACCACCGAATAGCTTAACCTCTAAAGCACATTTTCTTAACGTTTCATTAGAAAATAACATTTTCATTTGTGCGTAATCGTTTGGCTTTCTGCTTGCATCTCTTGCATCAATACCTTTACCATAAATCAAACGTGCCATGTTATTAATAATAGCGTTGTTTGTTGTTGAATTACGATAACGGCACATTAACCATTCGTAGTAATCATTATTTTCTCCGTATTCCACCCACTCGTTCTTAGTATTTTCTACTATCTCAGGCTGTGTGTATTTACTTAGTTCTAAAATGTGTATTTTACTCATAGAATAATATAATCGTTGTTGCTTGTATGTGGTACGTATTCTCCATCGTTTACGCTGTATGTATCTATATCTTGATTAGTGCAGAATACTTTATCATAATAGATAACATTTGTACCATTATACACTTTTAAAATGTATGTGTTATTTTCAATAGTATCTAAAATCTCAGTAACAGAAAGATAGTAAGTCGTATTAGTTGGACTTATTTCATAAGTGAATACTTCATTAGTTTGCTCATTAGTCAAAGTCATGCTATCCGCTTCGTATGAACGAGGAATAAACTTGAACGTTTGAGGGCTTGCCGATTCTTGTACTATAATCATAACTATTAAACAATTTATTTAAGTTCTTGTTACAAAAAAACCGCTAAACGAATTAACGAATAGCGGTCTTAATTAAAAAAGTGGTTATTAAGAACCTTGAACGATTGTAAATCCTGCTGTTGTTAAACCTGCTTCTGTAGTAGCTTCAAAGAAGTTAGCTGGTGCTTTTTCCATTCCTGTTAATACCAAAGTATAACCTGATAAATCACCCATTGCTCCACCTGTTACAACTGTTCCACCTGTTACATCCATTCCGAAGTCTTTACCTGCCATAAAGAAATTTCCGTTGTTGTCTTTAATCACAACTTTAGGATTTCCGTAAGCTAATAATTTAACTGCTTTGTGCGTTGCTACGTCTAATTTTTTAAGCGTAACAGTTAACACTTGTTGAAAGAAAGTAGTTCCATTCTCACGTGAAGAAACAATGTCTTCTTGGTAAGTAGAAGTACCTTTCAAGTCGAACTTGTAAGCACTTGGAGTACCCAATACAGCTTCAATTACATCTGTATTACTTGAATCCATTGTGTAACCTGTAAGGTCTCCTTCATTCACGAAGTAGATAGCATCTAAACCTCCGATTGAATCTTTACAAGGCTCTATACGCCCTGCTGCAATATCACATGCCATAGTTTTATAGTATTAAAAAAGGGATGGCGTTTGTTGCACCACCCCTTTCTAGTTAATAATTAATTGTTATTAGTTAGCTGAGTTTGTGATACCGTATGTAGTAATATCTTCTACAGCACCGTAGTTAACAGCTCCTGTCATTCTCATAACGATACGTACGTTCATTGAACCATCAATATCTGCCATGTCGATAACTTTAACTTCGTTTTGGTCGCTCAATACTCCAGTTCCAAAGAACAAGTTAGAAGTTTCAGCAGCAATACCTACGTTGTTAGTCATTCCTGAACACATGAAAATTGGAATACCATCAAAAGATAATGCTCCGTTGTTATACCATTGTGTACCTGCGTTGTTTGTACCATTAGCACCTAATCCTGAAGCACCAAACCCACCCAATGCACGAATGTATGCTTTGACGATGTTACGAGAAAGATAAAGTTTCAAATCGTCTTTTCCGTAAACAGCAGCAGGAATAGCATCAACTAATTTTCCTAATTCAGCAACAACGTTAGCAGCTGTTACAGTAGTTCCAGCAACCTCATTAGCAGCAGGTAAAGCAGCATCAGCAGCCAATAAAACCTCGAATCCGTTAAATTGTCCTGAAGTACCTGTAGCACCTGACCATAAAGAAACCTCAATTGCAGCAGCAACTTTAGAAGCAGCGTAAGCAATTAAATAATCAGCAAATGATTTAGGTAGTACATCGTGTGCAGAGTAACCCATTTCAGCAGCTTGCCAAGAAGAATGTAAGTCTTTTTTACACAATTGTAAGTTAACTTGTAATTCTTTAGGTACTAAAGTACGCTCTGTGATAGTTACTGTAGAAGTAGCTGTAAAGTCGCAAGAAGCATCTTTCAAGATACCATCTGTTCCTAGTTTGTTAATTACGGCTTTGTATTTAACGTTTGGTAAAACTGTTAAACCACCGTTTGCGATTGTATCGCCTGATAATAACGCTGCTGCTACCCATTTTCCTGAGTGCTCGCCTGCGTATGTTGTAGTTAATGAAGTTGTTGTTGCCATTGTTTTTTATTATTTAAAGTTTATTTTGAAATCATTTCTAACACTCTATCCATCGTATTTTTTTGACGATTAGGTGAAATTTTAAAATCTACCGTTACCTTGCTTGGCTCAGGATTGTGTTTGATAGGTTCAACTGCTGGCTCTTGGTTAGCAAGTTCAACTGTTTCTTCTTTCGATTCTTTTTGTGCTAACTGCGCTTTTAACTCTGTGATTTCGTTACGCATTGCTTCAACTTCAGAAAAGAAAGATTCTTTAACGATTGATTCAACAATCTTTTTTGCTTGTGGCGATTCTGGCTCGCTCATTTCCATTTCAGGTGCTTGCTCTTGTTCAGGTGCTTGTTCCTCAGTTACAGCTTCATTAATTGCTGCAATGATTCCCTCTACCTCAACAACAAGAACACGACCATCTTCTAAAGCGTATTCTCCTACAGGCAATGGAATGATGCCTTCCTCTTGTACGATTCCAACGGAATACTCAGGCTCGAACTCTTCAGCTTCGATTACCGTTACTCCATCTTCCAACATCATTTGAGCAAGTTTTACTTCCACCGCTTTTAGTCCTACACTTCTAAGAACTTTGTTAACGTTTTCTTTAATACTCATTGTTTATTTATTTATTTGATTTAAAATAATCCTTATTTATTAAGGTTTCTATACAAGTCAGAAGCTAAATAAGCATCTATTGCTTTAAAACTTGGGTTATCAACTGCTTTTAAACCTAAGTCATTTGCCATTGCGTTATATTTTATAGCTACCTCATATGCTTTATCAGCTTCATTTTTAAAGTTCTTTTTAGCAACCTCAAATTTATCCTTTACATCTCCGTAATTTAATAAGGCAGTTTTCAAAGCATTTTCAGATTTTCTAATATCATCTCCTAAGGATAAATATATTTCATTTGAAGACAATTTAACCTTTTTAAAAACTTGCTTGTAAACTCTGTCTAATTCACTCATTTTTACTTATTTTTTAGTTAAACAATTACTTATTTATTTTGTAACATTTTTACCCTCTGTTTGTAACAACTGTTACTGCATTGTTACTATGGTTAATTACTGCTGTTGACTGATTAACTAAGCTACCAATACCTTGACCTAGTTGTGCTTTTTCAACATCTTCTTTCTTTGGTTTTTTTACTTTAGCCATTAGTTATTAGTTGTTTTCATTATACATTTGACTAGCTTTTTTAAACAATTCATCTATTCTTGAAATTGCTTTTTCATATTGTTTAGGTTGTGGAATACTATCAGGATTAATACCTAAATCTCTAACTTTTTTAATAAACTCATCTCTATCACTTTTTAATTCTCTTTGTGGTCTATCTATTAATTCTAAAGTCTTAGAACCTATTTTCTTTAAATTATCCTTTGCAGCGTTTACTTTATTTATAGCATCAAGAATAATAGCGTAATTTTCTTCAGCTCTTTTTAATTGTTCGTCAGTACTAGCAAATGTTGCAAGTTTAACTTCTGCTTTTAATACATCTTTAATTTGTTCTACTATATCCATTTTTAAATTATTTACATTTTTACTTTGCAATTGCTCAAAGCCATCATACATCGCTTCGATAGAATAACCTCCGTATTTTCCTAGCTTGATTTCATTCCAAACTGCATCGTTATACACCTTTGACATAACAACCCATTCGCCACCTTTAGCACCTAAGTTGTATAAGTTAGATTTATCTTGCTTAGCATCTTCTACAATCCAAGATTCTATTACAGAAATACCTTCAACTTTTTCTTCATGTTCTAAAGTAAAGTTTTGAGTATTCATTTTTTTCATAAACAACTCAGCAGAACGTCTTACAGTATCTTTAGAAAAATAAATGTTAAATTCTTTACCTTGCATTACTCTATAGATTCTTTTCTCAGGCACTAAGGCAAAACCTACTACAATACGCTTATCTTCATCAATTACTTTAAGTTGTATTTCGTCTTTTGATAGGTAAACAAAATCTTCCTCAATAGCAGGATTTTCTACTAGACTAATCGCAAAAACTCCATCTTCACTTTCGTCTTTTATCTTTAGTTCTATCTCTTGTAACTTTTTCATAATTATTAAACAATTTTATAAGGTTGCTGTTGTTATTT